TACAAGAAACTTACTCTCTGGTACCACCCAAAACTGAAAAAGTATGTTGCTTTTTAGAAGATGACACCGCTCGTTGGTTTTTTAAAAATATAGTTCAACTATCTATCCCTATCAATTCAAGTAAGGTAGACTATCTAACTGAAGAAAAGATATCATTTATGGACGTTTCAATTCCATGGAACAGTCTAATTCATCTTTTTCATTCAGATCAAATAAGATATCATAATGATTTATTTGTACTAGATCCAGATTTATCGAAAAATAGTGGGGATTTAAAAAATGAGCTGGATAGATTAAAAATATTTGATTTGCCCATAGATGCTGTTGAAGGAAATGTCTTTATACTTCCTGGACATGGCAATGTAAAAATCGAAAGCATTTTGCGAAACTACTTAAAAAAATTACCTGCCGATTCAAGTATTTACGACTGTGACTTTTTTGTCAATAATGGCATAAACTATGATGTTGTTCAAGAAGACTTAATTAATCTTGGGATAAACGAAAAAACTAGCGAGAAAAAAAAAGATAAAGTGTGGTTTAAAAATATAGGAGCACCTATTGCAGATACAATATTAAATTATTGGTTTAATGACCACTCAGACGAAATTATTCAAAAGTTATCACTTATTAATGAAGCTAGCGCTCGAATGTTCCATCGTAAAAATTAAGAGTGGCCATTCTTTGTGAATTATTATAGTATATTAGGTGAGGTGATAGATATGCCAGTAACGAAGTCCCCATTGCGTTATCCAGGAGGGAAAACACAGTTAGCAAGTTACGTAAAGCACTTATTGGATATTAATAATACACATAAAACATATATCGAGCCCTTTGCTGGTGGCTTTGGTGTAGCACTTGAATTACTGTTTGATGGTTCCGTTGAAGAAGTAGTTCTTAACGATTATGATTCTTCAATTTTTGCTATTTGGAATTCAATTCTCAATAATTATGATGATTTTAAGAACTTGCTTATTAATACTCCCCTAACCATCAACGAATGGCATAGGCAACAACAAATACATTTAAAATTTAAAAATAATCCCACCTCTGTAGAAAACGGCTTTGCAACCTTCTATCTAAACAGAACTAACCGAAGCGGCATTATTAAGGCCGGTCCTATTGGTGGTTTAAATCAAGCAGGCAAATATAAATTAGACTGTCGTTTTAACAAAGAAAGCTTACTTAAAAAAATTGAAAACATTCATAATTTCAAAGAAAAAATCCATATTTATAATTTAGATGCCAATGAGTTTATTGCTAATAATTTGAAACAGTATGACCATCATAGTACATTTATCTTTTATGATCCCCCATACTTTAAACAAGGTCAAAATTTGTATCTGTCTTTTGTAGACCGAAATGACCATTCAATATTAGCTAATAACATTCTAAAGTTCAGTAATAATTACAAATGGATAACAACCTATGATTTAGAGGAGGATATAAGGCATTTATATTCACCTTATGTTAAAGCTTATAAGTATAGTCTAAATTACTCGGCCGGAAAAAAAC